AAAATAATAAATAAATAAAAATATTATGAATATATTATTAATAGGGCATATACTAAACCAGGAATATAGAAAAGTAAGGTAAGGAATATACATACAATTATATTAAGCCAGCCTGTTAAACCCATATCCATAAATACACCAATTGGAGGACATAATATAGTTCCTAGAACAATACTAAAAGGGACTGTATTACTATTTGTTAAATAACATTTTTTATTTTTATTTTTGTTTAAGTTCGTAAAATATTTAGTTTCTCTATCATTTTTTGTAAGTCCCGATTGCTCCCATCCCCAAAAACCTTGAAACCACGTTCCCATTAAATTAACTGAAAATGATAATAGCGTTATAAATATATCAACTGGTAATCTACATATTGTTAAAATAATTGTTACTAGAGTATTAAAAAAATCCCCCATAAAATTAAGAGGATTTAATAAATCAAATACTAACCATAATATAAATTGTATTAACCACCATACAAACTTACTTAACCATATAATACATTTTACCAACATCATAACAAATTTAGCAAATTGAAAAAAACAAAATATAAGTACTCCTATTCCTCCTTTATTTTTTTCAATAATAGTTAAAAATAAAATATTCGTATTTTGTGTTTTTATATATTTGTATATATTTGTGTTTTTTGAAAGTAATTTATTATTGTGTAAACTATAAAAATCATTTTCTTTATTATAATTTAAATTATAAATTGGTAAATTAGTATTAATAAAATATATTATATCTTTTAATAAAACAATATCTTTTGGTAGTAAATCTAAATTAATATAGTTATTATTTATATAAAAATGAGTTTTATTCAAATTATTATTAGTAGTATTTTCTACATACTCAGTTTTTAGAATATTATACTGTTTACTTTTTACTACAGCCATTATTATTTATATAGTATTTATATAGTATTTATATTATTTATATAGTATTTATATTATATATCTTTATTTTTTATTGTTATTTTTTATAGTTATTTTAAATTTATTTATTATTATAAGTAAAAATTAAATATTATTATAAATATAAAAAAATATGTAAAATATATAAAAAATGTAAAAAATGTAAAAAATAATAAATAAATAAAAATATTATGAATATATTATTAATAGGGCATATACTAAACCAGGAATATAAAAAAGTAATGTAAGGAATATACATACAATTATATTAAGCCATCCTGTTAAACCCATATCCATAAATACACCAATTGGAGGACATAATATAGTTCCTAGAACAATACTAAAAGGGACTGTATTACTATTTGTTAAATAACATTTTTTATTTTTATTTTTGTTTAAGTTCTTAAAATATTTAGTTTCTCTATCATTTTTTGTAAGTCCCGATTGTTCCCATCCCCAAAAACCTTGAAACCATGTTCCCATTAAATTAACTGAAAATGATAATAGCGTTATAAATATATCAACTGGTAATCTACAAATTGTTAATATTATTATAATTAATGTATTAAAGAAATCTGTTAGAAAATTAAGAGGATTTAATAAATCTAATACTAACCATAATATAAATTGTATTAACCACCATACTAATTTAATTAACCATAAAAGTAGTTTAATTATCATTACAAAAAATTCACCAATTGCTGCTGCAGGTGCAAATAAAGGTTTAAAAATAATATTAACAACAGCATCAACAGCATCCATTAATCCTGGAATACCACCTCTACATTTTGAATTACATTTTATAGTAATAAAGTCATTATTTACACTTTTATTATTATTAATATTATTATTATTATTATTATAATTATTATCAAAAATAATATCATTAACAAAAGTTTGATGTTTTATTAATTTATTATTATGAATAAAATAATAATGATTTATATTTTTTTTTAAATTATGTTTATCAGTATCTGAAAGAGTTTGAATAAATAAATCTAATAAGTTTAGATTATCATTGTATATATTATTTTTAATATTATTTATATTATTTTTCCCATTATATATATGATTATAAATATATGTCTTATTATCAAATTCTAATAAAAATTTAACCATTATAAAAAATTATTATTATTATTATTGTTATTATTTAATATTTATCAATATATTTAATGCTATAAAATAAAATTATAGTTTAATCAAATAATAAATAAAGTTAAGCAAATAAATATTTATCTAATTTACTAATTTCAGTAAGTTTATCTAGACTTTCCACATTAATTTTTTTTTGTTTAGCAAGATGTTCTTTTTCTGCTTGTATCTGTAATTGATGTTGTTGTTTTTTCTTTTTCTCTAACTCTTCATAATTTTCAGGTTTCATATAATTATTTTCAACAACAACATTCATTAATTTATTATTTGTAGTATTATGTATGACTTGTTGAGATTTTAAACTAACGATTATTTTATCAAACCCTAATAAATTTTGAAATAATAATTCAGGTCTATCTATTAAAGGTATAACATAATCAATTGTTTCAGTTATATAGAGTATAGACCATACTATATAATTTTGTTTTTTTGTTCTGGATGATGGTGTAAAATTATTAATATAAAGTCCCCATAGATTTTGTATTTGTTTATTCCATTCTGAAGTTGTAGTATAAGAACATTTTAATTTGGCAATTTTATTTACGACCTCCCAAATTAACCAGACAACATCTTTAAAATATTTAGCATCTACACCTTGAATAGGTCTTAAAGCACATTCATATTTACCATATTTTTTAGAATTAATTTTCTCCCATTCAACAATCCAACTTAACCAATATAATGTTTTATTACTATTTTTATTATACATATGATAAGCCATTTCATTTATAGCGATACGTATTTCACTTGGGTCTTCATTTTGTATAATAGTTTCTATTAGTTTATTATTTTTTGCTTCTAATTTTGATTTAAATATATCAATAATAAATTCATTTTTCTTTATTTTTGGTAAAGTATATAATTTATGTTTTCTAGATAATACTAATACAGAAATCATTTCAGCAAGTAATAATCTAATGGTTGGATGATTACGTAATAATAAACTATTTTCTTTAGAATATTTTTTATTATTTACAATTGTTTCCCATTGTTGATTTTTATTATATAAAAATTCAGGTAATTTTGGATTATAAATGTTAATAGATTTACTTGCTAGAGATAATAATTTATTCCATAATGGAGTAATAAGACCTGAAAGAAAAAGTTGTAATGCCCAATGCAGGGCAGGTTCTATTTTATCTTCAAAGATTGCTTTTTCTAATGCTGAACTAGCCTTACTAATATTATATCCACCAAATGTTTGATTTTTAAAATCTTTTAATGTTCTACTATCCATAATTTTACAGGTGTCTGATAATGTAGGTATGTTTAAATCTAGTGTTGATGTTTTTGATGTATCATTTTTATTTATAGAAGTCATTGTATATTTAGATGTTATGATAGACATTTTTAAAGTTTTTTTAGTTTTTTACTTAAACTTAAATTTATATTATTTATTAATTTAAATTTATATTACTTATTTTTTTACCATTGTAAAACGAAATTATATAATTAAATTTACTTTTTATAATTAAAAAAATAAAAATAAAAAACATTAATAAATAAAAACTATAATAAATGAAAAATTATCATATCAAATTAATTTAATAATTTTTAATATTTTTAATATTTTTATTTTTTAATTTATTATATATTTGTGTAGGTTTATTAGTATTATTATATATTATTATATTATGTGCTCTCTTATTATTTATATATAAAGGTATATTTGTAGTAATTTGTTCATCTATTTTTGTTATTTTATTATTATTTACAACACGACCTGTCAATTTACCTCTTTTAAGTGCTCTAGTAATTGCTATATCAACAGTATCAACAACAACAATACAAATATAAATAGTATATCCTAAATGATATAAGTTTTCAATTTGACCTGAAGTCCATTTATATTCTTTACCTGTTCCATCTAATATAATATTATAATTTTGATTTTGTGCCATAGTGTATAATATATCATTTATAACATAACTACTATGATAACATAATGATGAAGCATTAACTTTAGTATTTTTATTTTTTAATAATGTATTATAGTTTGGTATTTTAGACATTATATAATCAGGGTCTAAATTTATAAAATCTTTCATAGTTTTATGTATTGATTTAACTATTAACTTTTTTACAGTAGTTTTACCACTACCAGGTGTGCCTACCATAATAATAGCAATTTTTTCAGGTATCATTTCTTTTTTAATTTTAAGAAAATCTGTATCTTTAAAACTACATTGTTCTGGTTCAATATTTTTTTTAGTATTTTTTAAAAAATGTTTTAAACTTTTTATTTTACTATTTGATTTAATGCTTTTCATAGATTTAGTTTTTATTATTATATTATTATATTATTATATTATTATATTATTATATTATTATATTATTATATTATTATAATATAAATTATAAAGTTAAAATATAAAATTAGATAAGATAAGAATGATATTAGACAATAGTTTATCCCATAATCAAAAAATTATCATATCAAATTAATTTAATAATTATACATACTAATATTATTCATATCAATAGAAACAGAATCTAAAGATGTTGGTGATGTTGGAACACTTGATGACGGTGATGTATGAGTAGAACTTATATCTTGAGATTGATTATAAGGTTGATTATAAGGTTGATTATAAGGTTGATTATAAGGTTGATTATAATGTGTATTAATCATTGGTTGTATTGTATTTAAATTATTTGTTCTATCAGCATATTTTATTTCTTTATCATAATAAACATCTTTTGAAATTAAATTTCCATATTCGTCATATTTAATTACTGTTTTAGATGTATATATTTCTTCTTTTTTATATTGTTTTGAATAATTTTGTAATGTAGTATTACTAGCCATTTTATTTACTAGAAAATATAATATATTAGAACTAAATAAATTATTTATAAAGTATAATAAAATTATTATAAATTAACTAAATTTATTTATAATTATAAAAATAAGTTTAAATTGATTAAACTATAATAAAAATTCAATTTTTATAATACAAGAATAAAAATATAACAATAAAAATATTAAAAAATTAATTTTGTAAATTTATAATTATTATAATATAAATAATTAATAATATAGTCAATATATAGACATAAAAAATAAATCATCAAATATATAAAATTTAAATATATAAAATTTAAATAAATAGAATAAAAAAATGACTGTAGGTGCTTTATTACAAATTGAATATGGGAATACTGACCGTATGGCGTTTTTAACGCTTAACCCACAAATTACACATTTTAAATCAGTGTATAGAAAATATACAAATTTTGCTACTGAATTTATAACAGTTCAACCAACGACGGATAATGATTTGTCTTGGGATAGTGAAAAAACAGTAGAATTTACAATACCTCGTGATGGTGATGCTATAAAAGATATGTATTTAACATTTGAATTACCAGATATTTATTCTAATTCAACTTATCAATTTCAATGGATTAAACGTATTGGTGAATATATTGTAAAAGAAGTATCTATACAATTAGATACAAATCAAAATTTAGATAAACATTATTCTGAATGGCTTCACGCTTATAGTGAATTAAATTATAAAGAAGGTAAAAAAGATGGGTATTATAGAATGATAGGTCATGTTCCTGAATTATATAATCCTGCGAATGCTCCTGGAAATAATGGAACTTATCCTTCTACTGCTTATGCTCCTTCTATTATAAATAGAAAAGTGTATTTACCTCTTATTTTTTGGTTTAATAAATATGCTTCACTTAGTTTTCCATTAATAGCAACACAAAGATCAGAATTAAAAGTAAGATTTTTATTAAGACGATTAAGTGAATTATACACTATTGTTGATCCATCAACAGGTTATAGAATTAAACCATCAACCGCAAGTCATTATATAGGTAATTTTTTTTCACCATCAACAACAGATAATAGTTTAGTGATTACACCACGTTTAGAAATTAATAATATATTTTTAGATAATGAAGAAAGAAAACGTTTTGCTATAACATCACACGATTATTTAATAACCCAAGTTCAAAAAATAGAACAAACATATAAACAAAATAATATACAAGTGGATTTAAAAAATATTAATAAACCAGTCTCACAAATTGTATTTATGATACGTCGCACGGATATGGAAGAAGTCAATGAATGGTCTAATTTTACAAATTGGAATCAAGAAACAATACCACCTTATTCTAATGGTTATTTTAATCCACACGGTTCAGCATTAACAATTGATGCTACTACTATTAAATATTATAAAACATCTAATTTATTAAAATCAGCAACATTTAAAATACAAGGTAATGAACTTACAACAGGTAATGTTCGTAATAATGATACACCTAAAACATCTCGTATTAATGGTAAAGATTCTGTATTTTACAATTTAATGGAAAATTTCAATTCTAATAATAATATGCCTAAAGAAGGTATTTATACATATTCTTTTGCTTTAGATAATTCAGATATACAACCAACAGGTGCTATTAATATGTCTTCATTAGATAATAAAAAACTAGATTTAATATTAACCGAATTAAAATCAACTGGTTATACTACACCTAGTTCAACTTATAATTATAATGTATTTATATTTGCTGTTAATTATGATATATTGTCTATTATGGGAGGTATTGGTGGTCTCAAATACGCAAATTAAATTATTTTTATTATATTTTCTTCTTTTTTCCTTCTTTTTTTATTATATTGTCTTCTGTTTTTATTATAATATTAAATAGTTTATTCTGGATACATCTTTTTAATTTATAGTTTTTATTTTTTATAATTTATAAATTTATAATTTTATAAATATAATTTTATAAATATAATTTTATAAATATAATTTTATAAATATAATTTTATAAATATAATTTTATAAATATAATTTTATAAACTATTCTTTTGAAGATTTATTTTATAATATAATATATAATTAAATTATAGATAACAAATAAATATATAATATAAATAATAAACTATATAATATTATTTTATATAATTAAACTATAAAGTATAAATTAAATAGTATCCAGAATGAAATTAAAAAACAATAATAAAAGTAAGTCTAATAAAAAAAAACTCTATAGTAAATTAAATTTTAAAATAAATAATAAATTAAATAATAAAACCCGAGAAAAATTTGAAGATGAAAATAATAATGAAGATAATAAAGTAGGTGCAACAACATTTGAAGAGATTGTTGATATGATAAGTGTATCACCATCAGCAAAAGATAAAGAATCTGTCACTTATCAAGACCAATTAACGGATTATTTTTTTTTAGTATTAAAATATGCTTTTTTAGTAGGACTATTATGTTTAAACTTTCTAGGTTTATCTGTTTCTCTTAACTGTAATGCTGACCAAGAATTATCTCAAAGAATATTAAGTGCTATATTTGCTTTCTTCTTTGGATTTGTCTATTTAATTATTAATTATTATACATACAAAGTATTAGGACAAGGTAAGATATGTAAAATGGATAGAGAGAAATTATTTCCTTTTAGAGTATAAAATAGATAAATAGATAAATAGATACTTATAAAAAAATTATATTTATAGTATATAGTAAATAACTAAAAATAATTAGAAATACTTATAATTATGAATTTATATGTAGTTTATGGATTTTTAATAGGATTAACATTTTTTTTAATAATGGATAATGGTGAAAATAAAAAACCATTATTATTTCATTCAATAATAATCAATTGTATGAATAATAAATATCATTTACATCATTGGATTATATTTACATTATTATTTTTAATATTAATACCAATTGTATTTATGTATAAATATACTTCTATGTTTGCTTTACTCATCGGAATATGTTTGGGTAGTATTTTACAAGGATTAACTT